GACCTTTTCAAACAAAGCCGCAGGACAGTCAGGCTGTATTAAGTTCGTTAACGGTGGAAATCATACTGTAAACGCTCATGCAGATGTAGCCATAAGCGCAACTGCATTAGCCGCATTAGCCGTTACAGGAACCTACTTTGTAACTTATTATGTCACTGCGGCAAGTGGCGACAATACGGTCTTAGTCGGCGCGACAGCCGCGTTAACGTAGGAATAAGCCATGAGCATTATTCAAGGGGTAAGTTCAGGTTCTGCTGTAGGCGCTTTCTATCCGTTTCCTATAGGTCAGTCGTTGAGATTCAACGATGATGATGAGTCGCACCTTGACAGGACAATGGTTTCTGCTACCGACAATAAAAAATACACTATGGCGTTTTGGGTCAAAAGGTGCAGTTTAGGCTCATTTCAGTTTATTTTTACAGCAGGAACAAGTCCAAACGGTTATTTTAGTTTTAATGATGACGACACAATAAAAATAAGAAATGCCGCTGGTTCTCACGATTTTGTAACCACACAAACATTTAGAGATATAGGTGCTTGGTATCACTTTACGTATTCGTTTGACTCTGCAAATTCAATAGCAAAACTGTACGTGAATGGAACTCAAGTAACAGATTTTTCTACTCAAGTGCAACCCGGCGCAAATGAAGCAAGTGTAATAAATAGTGCCGTGGCGCATGTGATCGGCAATTTTTCTGCCAATGGTCTCTATGATATCGACATGTATCTTGCAGAATTTTATTTTGTTGATGGTCACGCCCTAACACCAAGCACTTTTGGCGAGACAAAAAACGATATATGGGTAGCAAAAAATGCGACAGGAGCCATAACAGCCTTGACCAATGGTTTTGGAAACAATGGTTTTCACCTAACCTTTTCAGATAGCTCAGACATCGGAGCCGACTCTTCTGGTGAGGGACATGATTTTACGCCAGACAGTGCTTTTCAAGCAAGCGACGTGGTCAATGATAGTCCAACAAAAAATCATGCCACGCTCGGAGCGCAACGAATTTTAACTCACACCTTGTCAGACGGTAATTTAAAAAGCACAAACAGCAGTGGGACGCACGGTGGAACCACCGCGACTTTTAACTATCCAACATCGGGTAAGTGGTATCACGAGGTGACTATTCTCGCGGAGACAGATGACAAAGGACAAGGTGTTGGGATAGGGAATCAAATTGATAGGGACGTTACTGATTGGGGTAACTATCTTAATCTAATTGCTTATCTTTCGGACGGGACAAAACTCGTTGATACGGGGTACGCATCGTATGGAACCGCCCACGCTGTGAATAATATTATTGGTGTAGCCTATAACGCCGATGATCAAGAACTAGAGTTCTACTTAGCTACTGCCGCTGGTCAAACAGCATCCAGCCAAGGAACGATAACTACAGCACAAATGGATGGGCTAGTAGACTTCAATAATTTATGCCCGCTAGTTTTTGGTAGAGAAGTTACGCAAACTTTTAATTTTGGCCAAAGTGCGTTTAATGGCACGGATGGTTCGGGAACATTGCCTACCGGATTTGCGGCACTCAACACAGCTAATCTTGCTGATCCTGAAATTGATCCAAATGATGATGAAACACCAGATCAGTATATGGACACAGTCGTATACACACCAAATAATGGAACACTATCGGTTACGGGTTTAGAATTTCAGCCAGATTGGGTGTGGATAAAAGATAGAACCACAGATATTGCACATGCGTGGTTTGACGTGCTTCGGGGAACGGCCACAGCAGGGTCCACCAATACGGCTATAGGCTCTAACAGAAATGATGCAGAAGGAAATGGTAACGGAGTATTGTCTTCGTTTGACTCCAATGGCTTCACGGTTGCCGGAGGAAGCTCAGGATCAAATCCTCGAGCTTTAGTTAACAAAGGGACGACTGCAAATGATTACGTTGCATGGACGTGGAAAGCCGGTGGCGCTCCGACTGTTGATAACTCCGCAGGAGTAGGAGCAACACCAACGGCAGGAAGTGTGAAGATTGATGGCGCAAATTTAGGTTCTGCACTTGCAGGGACGGTTGCGGCAACAAGGCTTTCAGCAAACACTGAAAGTGGGTTCAGTATAGTCACTTTTGAGGCACCGTCTGTTGGTAGCAAAACTGTTGCACATGGGCTTTCAAGTCCGCCTGAAATGCTTATTTTCAAATCTAGGTCTAATAACACCGGTTGGATTATTCAACATGTAGGAATTGCTGACGCTGATCCTTTTACAGATTTTATTAGTTTTACCACGGGGGCGGCTTCAGACAACGCAACTGTGAGCGATGACACGGCCCCAACCAGCAGTGTTTTCACGATTGGATCAGGTTTTACCTCAGGGAACTATGGAGCAAATCAGGTCGCGTATTGTTTTCACAGCGTAGAAGGGTTTAGTAAAATTTCACATTATGTTGGTAATGGTGCGACTACCGGTACGTTTGTATTCACGGGATTCAGACCGGCGTGGGTTATGATTAAAAGTATTAACAGCGGAGAGCGTTGGAATATTTTTGATAGCGCCAGAAATCCAAGCAACATTACTTCAGCAATTTTGTTTCCAGATCAAAGCGTTGCTGAGTCTACGTCTTCAAACGGGCCAGATTTGTTATCTAACGGGTTCAGAGTGAGGGGCAACGTAGGTAACTGGAATCATGATAATGAAAGATATATTTATATGGCGTTTGCAGATCAACCTTTTAAGTACTCTAACGCGAGATAGGAGAACCCTATGTGGAAACTAGGTGATAAAATTATACGAGAAGGCCGATCATGGGTCGGGTCTGATGGCACACAATATTCTTCTTCGTGGGCGCGAATGACGGACACAGAAAAGAAAGCCGCAGGTTTAACCTATGTGGCTGACCCGAAGCCTTGGGATAACAGGTTTTATCATGGGTGGGATTCAGAAGAAAAGAACTTAATCGAAAGAAAAATCGACGACGAAGACGCAACAGATGAAAGTGGCAATAAACGCAAAGATGAAAATGGCAATCAAGTCGTTATTCTTGGGCTTAAATCAGTTGCAATTGGCAACACAAAAGAATTTGCGAAAGGTTTATTAGAAAAAACAGATTGGTATGTTACACGTAAGGCAGAGGCGGGAACTGCTATACCATCCTCTGTTACAACTTATAGGACTGCTGTCCGAGATAAATGCAAAACTATCGAGGATGCAATAACTGCTTGTGATACTCACGCAAAGTTTGTGGCTCTGTATGATGTGCCTGTTGACGGCAAAGGCGTTGCAACAGGCAATGCACCGATCAACGATTGGCCTGATGAAATCTAATGCCTTTAACTAAGCTTGCTTTTCGACCAGGGATCCAGAAAGAGATCACTTCCTATTCTAACGAGGGAGGCTGGAACGATTGCGACAAGGTTAGGTTTCGTGCAGGGTATGCAGAAAAAATAGGTGGCTGGCAAAAGTTTGCATCAAACTCGTACCTTGGCACAGCCAGAGCGTTACACCCATTTGTTGCGCTGGATAAAAGCCGTTTTGTAGGTGTTGGTACAAATAAAAAATACTACCTGCATTTAGGTGGAGATTTTATTGACATCACTCCTATCCGTTTAACAACAGCAGCTGGGGACGCGACCTTTGCTGCCAGTGACGGATCGTCAACAATTACGGTTACAGAAACTGGTCACCAAGCTGTAGCGGGTGATTTCGTAACCTTTAGTGGTGCGGCAACGCTTGGTGGTCTAATCACAGCAGATGTTCTTAACCAAGAATACGAAATACAAAGTATTGTTGGTGTCAACTCTTACACAATTATTGCTAGGACAGCGGGAACCACAATTCAAGGTTTGACTGACGATGGGGTGATCAATAGAACACCTGTCACAGCCAACGCTTCTGATACAGGTAATGGTGGCAGTTCTGTTATTGCCACATATCAAATTAATACAGGTCTTGATACCAGTGTGCAGGGCAACGGCTGGGGTGCAGGAACCTGGGGCCGTAACGGTTGGAACCAAGACGCTGACGTGGTTGGCTCTAACCAAGCATTTTCTATTCTTCGTATCTGGACGCACGATAATTTTGGTGAAGACCTTCTTATGAATGTGCGTGACGGCGACATTTTTTATTGGGATGCCAGTGTAGGAACAAGCACTCGTGCCGTAAAACTGTCTTTACGCAGTGACGCTGACGTGGGCACACCCACAGTTGCTAAAAAAGTTATGGTTTCTGATGTAGATCGTCACGTCATTTGCTTTGGTTGTGATCCTATTACTGAAATAGGCACACAAGACCCACTGTTAATTCGTTTCAGTAGTCAAGAAGACCCGACAACATGGATACCATCAGCAACTAACACTGCCGGTGATCTACGCATAGGCTCTGGATCAGAGATCGTGGCTGCTGTAGAAACCAGACAGCAGATACTGGTTATTACCGATGTGTCTGTGCATAGCATGCAGTTCCTTGGCCCACCGTTCACTTTTGGTATTCAGCTGATTTCTGAAAACACCACGATTCGGGGGCCTCAAGCCGCGATTGCTGTGGACGATACAGTGTTTTGGATGGGGCTACAGGAATTTTACGTGTACGCTGGTTCTGTCAGGAAACTTGCTTGTTCTGTTAAAGATCATGTTTTTAGTGACTTTAATACTCAACAATCAGAGAAAGTTGTTGCAGGAATTAATTCAAGTTTTGGTGAAGTATGGTGGTTTTATCCATCAGCAAGTTCTACCGAAAACGATAAATACGTTATCTATAACTATGAGCAACAGATTTGGTACATTGGTAGTTTAGCTCGAACAGCTTGGCTGGATCGTGGAGTTAATGATTTTCCAATAGCAGCAAGCGTGGACAAATACTTATACAACCACGAGATTGGCTTTGATGATGGCAGCACCAACGGCCCGATTAGCGCACACATTGAATCAAGTCAGATGGACATACAAGATGGTGATGGGTTTTTGTTTATACGGCGTGTGTTGCCTGATATCACATTTAGGGACTCTACTGGTTCTGGTGGCTCAAACCCGTCAGCTAATTTTATTTTGAAAGCTCGTAACTTCCCAGGAGCCGACTACAGTTCTTCTGAAACAAGCAGTAATAGCATTACACAAACATCGACCAGCCCGATAGAACAGTTTACAGACCAAGTGCATGTACGAATACGTGGACGGTCTTTTGCTCTACGAGTTGAAAGCACAGCAGAAGGAGTGGGTTGGCGGTTAGGTAGTCCGCGTGTTGACATTCGACCGGACGGAAAGCGATGACCCGTAAAGTTGTCAGGCCGTTCTTTCCTGTTCCACCAGACACGTATGACCGTGGTTACTTTACAGAGATTATTAGATCGTTTTCTGTGTTTTTACAACAGGTGCAGAATCCTGGTGATGCACGACACACAGACATAACAATAACTGATTTGCAAAGTAACGACCAAGGGTTAGAGGCTGGGGCTTTGTTTAATGCAGATGGCTTTGTTAAGATATCACAAATTCATAATCCGCACGTTGCAGGTACTTCCGCAACTGGCGCAGTTGGTACAGTTAGTGTCACTACATAGGAGCGGATGTTGAGCCTTCTTAAAAAGTTAGCACCAATAGCAGGAGCAATCATAGGAGCGCAGTTTGGTAATCCTGCGCTCGGTTCTGCGCTTGGAGGTGGTATTGGCTCTTTACTTGCTGGTGCTGAATTAGAAGATGCAATTAAAACAGCAGCAATCGCAGGTATTGGTGGTGCTGCACTAAAAGGCCCAGGTGCAGAAACAGCAGCAAGCACCGCTGCCAGTGCTCCAGCAGCGACGGCTAGTGCTCCAACCGTCGCTGCTGGTGCTGATGCGTTAGCAAAGTCTAAAGCTGCTGGTGCTGGTATTTTAGATCTTATAAAAGAAAATCCACTTACGTCCCTTTCACTTGGAACCTCGGCCCTTGGCCTTCTTGCTGCTGAAGAAGAGGAAGGTCAAGAATTAACTGATGATCAACTTCGTCAGATAAGAACGTTAGAAACTACAGACTATGAAGGTGATCCTGAGTCTGTCCCTCGTTTTGATTATTCAAAGATGGCAAAAGTTTTTCAAGAAGGCGGATACATAGAGGGTCCTGGCACCGGTCGTAGTGACAGTATTAACGCTGGTATCTTTCAAAATGGTATGAAAGTTCAAGAGGCAAGGTTGTCAGACGGTGAGTTTGTGATGACAGAAAAAGCTGTCCGAGGTTTAGGACAAGGTGATCGTGCAAAAGGGGCCGCAAAAATGTACGAAATAATGCAGAAATATGAAAGGATGGCCTGATGAGTACTGCTACAACACGTACAACGACCCTTTTACCTGAGTATCAAGAAAATTATCTTAAAGATTTACTTGCTGCAGCACAGGCAAGAGCGGGTGAACCTACTTTCATACCAGATCGAGAGGTTGCCCCTTTAAGTGACGCACAACAAGCAGCAATAAACTTAGGAATATCAGGGCTTGGATCTTTCTTGCCGATGCTCCAGGCAGGAGAACAAACCCTGGGAGCAGGGGCTGATGCTCTTGTGCAAGGTATTGAAACCGCACTTAGTGGTGCTCCCTTACTGGCTGGAACGACTGCTGCTTACGATCCGATGTCATACAAGGCATTCATGGATCCCTACACTGAAGACGTAATTCGACAGGCAGAAAAAGATATTCAGCGTCAAGGCGATATCCAGCGTCAAGGTATTGGATCACAAGCAAGCAAAGGCGGTGCTTTTGGTGGCTCTCGTTTTGCGGTCGCAGAAATGGAATTGAACCGTAATCTGGGTGACCAGATGGCAAGAACTGGTGCACAACTCCGTTCTGCAGGATATCAACAGGCACAACAACAGGCACAGAGCGCATTCCAAAACCAGATGGCAAGACAGCAGTCGGCTGCACAGTTATTTGGGCAACTTGGGCAGGGCATAGGGCAACTTGGCTCTTCGTTAGGTAAAACTGGTATAGCACAAGCAGCTTTGGGTGAGGCAGCACAAGCAGGTCTACAAAAAGATATTAACGCTTTATTGAATCTAGGCGGTCTAGAGCAACAACAAGCACAGACAGAACTGTCTGCTGCAAGGCAAACAGAAATTGAAAGACAGATGGAGCCGTTCCAACGTATTGGTTTCTTATCAGACACATTACGTGGTGTGCCTTCAACACAATCAACCTTAACACAAACACAAACACCTTCCCCGTCACTTGTTTCTCAACTCGGTGGTATCGGTCTTGGAATAACTGGTTTAGCTAATTCAGGACTTCTTCAGTTCTTGCTTGGTGAGAGAAAATAGTTATGACAGAAGTACAAAATAGAAAAATGTTTCGCCGCAAAGACGCTCGTAACAAGTTACGACAGCTTGGCGGCATTATGACTTCTAGCCCTGACTTAATGCAAAGCGTTCAAAAATTTAGTCGTGGTGGAATAGCACGAGCACAGCAACAACTTCAAAACCAACTTCCAAATTTACTGGCAGGAAGCCCTACAATGGGCATAGACCCAAGGGCTGCTTTGATCGCTCAAGAAGATGCTTTGCGTGCGGCTCCTTTTGGTGGAACGATTAGTCCAGAGTTGGACCGAGCGTTAAGTATGCCTAGAACAGGAACAGGTGTAGCAGACAGAGATTTGGGCGACACAGATGAGGCAGTAGCTCTTACCGAACCATCAATTCCTGACCCTCCTGTGATAACTGAAACATCTTTACTGGTTGAGCCAGTAGAAACCGGAAAAGATATTGTAGATTACGCGAAATTACTCAAAGACAGCAAAGCCTCTTCAAAAGAAGTACAAGACAAGATTTTTGAAATGTTGGCTGTCAAAAAACCAGGCGAAAAACTAAGCCTGGAAGATCGCTTCAAAAAAATGCAAGAAGTCCGAAAGAATGTGCTTGGCGATAACAAAGAGGCGGAAAAATCAATTGACGGTTTTAATTTAGCCATGCTTGGTTTTGCTATTGCATCAGGTGATAGTCCAAATGCTTTGACCAATATTGCAAAAGGCGCTTTAGCTGGTGCTCAACAGATGCAAGCAACTGCTGAACGCAGACGTGCTCGTGCAGAACGGATACAAGAAGCAGACTTTCAACAAGCGGTGCAGGATGAAAGACTTGCTGAACAATACGAACGTGAAGAGCGCCGTTTTAGAGAAGGCAAAGCACTTACCTGGGCTACCACGGTGTATTCAGACGCACGACAAGACGAAAGATTTATTCAGCAAGCAGCCATTACACAAGCACAGCTAAAAACTAAACTTGCTCAAGAAATACGCATAGCAAACACCAAAGAAATTAATGAAGAGCGCAGATTTAAAGCCGAACAAAACACAAAGTTGCTTACATCAGTTATTAAAGGACTAGAAAGTGGCGAAGTTGCTTCGATAGCCTCTGCTAGTTTATTAGGAAAAGGAATCAAACCAAATGATCCTAATTACTTTTCGAGCTTAGTAACTGAAATTGAAGGTCTTGTTCAAAATCCAAATGTGATCAAAGCACTTAAAATAGGACAAAAAGGTAAATCACTTGATCCTGGAAAAGAAAGAGGTGCTTATATTGCTGACGCTATTGCGAAACTAAGTGCGAAAGACATACGAGAAATTGCGAGTCAGTTTGATAAAGAAACAATGACGCAAGATGAATTAATTAAATATTTTGGAGATGCTTATGACAAAGCACAAGGTAATGTTCCTACGCTTCAAGCTGCTCCAGGGGCAGAGACTGTTCTCAACCCTGATGACTTTACAGTTGTGGAATAATCCTCATGGCAACATACAAACTTCAAGGGCCAGACGGAAAAGTCTATCAACTTGAAGGACCAGAGGGTGCTTCAAAAGAACAACTTGTACAAGTTCTTCAATCAAAACTAACAAAACAACCATCCGCTGACCCCGAACCTGAGACAGAATCTGAAGGTTTATTCCAAGAAATTGGTGAGGGTCTTTTATCTGGCAGTTCAAAAGCTGTGCAAGGTCTGGTAGAGACCGGCACCTTACTATACGACTTAGCTGCTGACGATGACATAACATCAGATGTTTCACAAAGATTTGACGATTTCAGAGCTTCTCTTGGACTCGATCCTGTTGGTCTTCCTGGTGAGATAGCAGAAATTATCACGCAATTTGTGGTTCCGGGTGGTCTTGCTGTTAAAGCCGTGGGCAAAGGTGTCAAAGTGGCGGACAAAGTTTTGTCACCAAAAGATGTTGCGTTACTTCCTGCCCAAATAGCTGTTGATCCAATAGGGACTGTTGTTAAGAGGACAGCGGCCCTCTCTCCTAAACTTAGGGGAAAAGATATTCTAGGAACAAAGCTTGGAAAACAAAGAGAGGCTTTTCGTAAAGGGTTAAGTCCACAAGATTTGTCAAAACCACAAAAATTTGCCCTAGGTGCAGCCACCTTGGGCGCAGTTGCTGGTGCCGATGTCATGGTTGCAACAGATGATGTTACAACTATCGGTGATTTTTTTGAGGGTGGACCGACACAGACGAGTCGTGAAATAGGGCTTTCAGGTCGTGAAGAGACTCTTCGTAGAATAGGCAACAAATTAAAAATTGGTGTAGAAACAGGGGGTATTGTTGCTGCAACACCACCAGTGTTAGGTGCTGCAGGGGCAACTCTGGGGTTTGTTGGAGACAAAGCAGCAGGAGTTGTTGCACCGGTTTTGTCTCCAATAGCACGCGCAGTTCGTGAATCTACTATTCCCAAACAAGTTGCTGATTATTTAGCTGATATTGAAGAAAGACGTATTCTTAACTCACCTACAGAGCCATTAAAAAATATTAAGAACCCTTTTACTGGAGAAGATATACAAATACCTATTCTTGGGGGTAATCTTGGAGAAGAAACCTTAGCTAATTTTTTATCTATCTTTCGTTCTCGTGGTTATTTACCAGAGGACGTGGCACTCCAACGCCTGTTAATTGCTGCAGAAGGCGAGGCCAGTATAAGAAACGCCAAAGCAATATTAGCTGATTTTCAAAACAACTTGGTGTCTGTAATAGAAAAACAAAGGAAGTTAGATCCTAACGGAGTAGATACTGATCTTCTTAAACTGCAATACTTTAACAACATCGAGGCTGCTTTAACTGCGACCAAAACTGAAGACTTAAACAATGCGCTTGCAGAACTGCCAAAAGAGATAAGATTAGATGTTCGTAAAATGTCTAACCAACTTGACAGCGCACAATCTGCTATTTTAAACAGCGATTATTTTAGAAACTTAACCAGAGTTGTAGGTGTTGATCCACAGACAGGAGCAGTTGTTAATGCACAAGCTGCTGAAGATTTACAAAAAACAATACGCCGTAACTTAAATGGGTTCTTGCGCCGTAGATTTGAAATATTTGAGAACGAAAACTACAAACCTAGCGATCAAGTTCGCGCAGAAGCCATTGATGGGTTCTTGCTCGATGACGAATCTCTTTTAACATATTTGACGAAAGGATATAACGCTGAAGCACCAGGACCTGAAACACTTAGAAAATTTGGGTTGATAGAGGAAACTTTACCTGATGGTAGTACAGAACTTGCTCTTAGAACATTAGTTGATGAGGACGCTCTCAGAGCAAGAGCATCGTTAGGCACCGATCAATTTTTAAGATTTCATCAAATAAAAAACCGGGAGGCTCTTTCTAAAAGGACTGAAATAGCCAGGAACCGATTAAATCCAGCCCTCTTTTTAAGAAAAGGAGGCTTACCAGAGTATCAAAGAAAGTTGCTTGGTGAGTTTTTAGATGTTGATGAAGCTTTTCTTGGGACAGTTGCTGACATCTCTGAGTTTAAAGCGGTTGATGCTTTTTATGGAAAGATACGAAACGAACTTGATACTAATCCTGGTCTGAGACGCTTATTCCATGACACTCGTATAAAAGTCTCTCCAAATGCTAGTCCAGAAGTAGAAGCACGCGAAATAAAAAAAGCCAGAGACAAAAATCTTGCGTTAACACAACAGGGGTTCAAAGTTCTTGACGGTGAAATCATACAATCTGGAACAGACAAAGGTTTATTACAAAACACAGTGAGTCCAGCCCTCTCAAGCTATGGATCATTGCAAGGGTTTGCTGTTCCTGAAGCAGTATTTAATTACTTAAGTAGGCCCCTAAAACAAGACGGGATCACAGCAGCTTTATTTGCAGCTTTAAATACAGGTATTCGAGCTAAATCAACCGTTCAATACTCAAAAACTGTTTTGTCCCCGATCACCCAAATACGAAACGTTACATCTGCTTCTTTGTTTGCACTAATGCAGGGAAATGTTGGACGTGGCGCAAACTTGGCAGAGTCGTTTGACTTAGTGCTAAAAAACTTTGCTGCATCTCCAGAACCTGAAGTGTTGAAAGAACTAACGGAGCTTCAACGGCTCGGGGTTTTAGGATCCCAGGCAGAGCTTCGAGAAATCCAAGACCTGATTCGTCAAGGTGCAGGAGTTAAGGAACTAGAATCCGAAATATTTGTTGAGGGTCTCAAACGTGTACCCAGCTATTCAGAAAAAGTTAATAGAAGCAAGTTTTCTAGATTGGTTTCTGCAACAAAGAAACCCATTAAATCAGCCTTAAAAACAGCAGAGACTGCGTATGCAGGAGGCGATGATCTTTGGAAAATATATAACTTTAAGTTTGAACAACAGAAGCTAGTCAATGCTTTTAGAGGCGTAAGCCCAGAGGACATATATCAAACAATAAAAGGGCAACCAGCACCTCAAGGGGCGATTATTAATGTAGACCGATTGATAACAGAAGAGGCGGCGGACATTGTTCGTAATACTGTGCCAAACTACAACATGGTGCCCGAAGTCATCAAGGGGCTTCGCAAGGTCCCGCTTATCGGAAACTTCATTTCTTTCCCTGCTGAAATTATAAGGACAGGGACAAATACAATTAATCGTGGCATTAAAGAACTGGCCTCTAAAAACCCAGAGCTACAAAAGACGGGGCTAAGGCGATTAACTGGTGCAATATTTACTGCGGGTGTAGTGCCAGTAGCTTTACAAAACTTAGCGATATCACTCACAGGTGTAGCAAAAGAAGAACTTGAAGCCTACAAAAAAGCTTTGGGTCCTTCTTGGCAGAAAGAGGCACGCTTAATACCAACAGGCAGAGATGAAAACGGTCTTCCGCTGTTTATTAATTACAGCTTTGCTAACCCTTATGAGCTAATTGAATCTATGGGTATAGCAGCCTTAAACGCTTATGATGAAGCGTTGGCTAGAGGACAGGACTACACTAAAGCCGTAAGTGACGCTATGTTAGCTCCGATAGCAAAGTTTTTTGAACCTTTTATCGGTGAGTCCATCGTTTATGCAAGATTTGCTGATGCTTTTCTTCGTGATGGTGAAACGGAAACAGGTGCCAGGCTCTACGCAGTAGAAGACTCTGATGGCGATAAAAACTATCGTCGATTCCTACATATTATGGATGCGTTTTTACCTAATTTTGTGCCTATTTCAACAAACTTGGGAGAACCACAGGTAAAACGATTTGCTAGGTCTTTCATTAATTCCACCGGTCTTTTTGATGAAACAGTGTCTGAAAAAGACAAAATAGGGGTTGAGAGACAAATTGTTGGTGAGTTACTACGAGGCATAACAGGATTAACTGAAGAAGCGATAAACGTGGAACGCGGACTTGAGTTTGTGGGACTTGAGTACAAAACAGCTGACCAAAGTGCCTCTTCAATCTTTAACAGGGTAGGTACAGATAAAAACCTGGCAAACCCCGATGCAATTTATGATGCTTTTGTTTCAGCAAACGAAGCCAAATATCGGGTAGATACCAGGTTAAAATTAATCTTGGAAGAACTCGATAAGCTTGGTGTAAGTAAAAATAAAATTAGATCGGGTTTAGAAAGGAAGGTAGGGTCGGACAACTTATCTCTAATTATGCGAGGCAAGTTCCAACCGTTTGAGATTTCGGAAGGTATTGAAAGTGTGATGCGTGACAACAAAACCTGGCCTTTAGTGCCTAAAGCTAGGATCAGAGCTTACGTTAAAGCACAGAGACGTGTACCGTTAAAGCAAGAAGATGTGCAAAAAGATGTTACAGAAGAAACAAAACCACAGGCTGCTGCACCATCTACCCCAACAACTCCTGTACCTACAGCAGGTATAAACATACCCGATGTTCAACCACCAATAGGTCCAGTATCACAAACATCTCCTATACTGATACCGGACCCGATAACCAGAGCGTTAGCAGAACAACTGGAGGCAAGACGTGGATAGACAAAGACTTTTTGCACAACTCCGATTACATGAGGGTGTCGAACACAAGCCATACCAATGTACCGCTGGATACATGACCATAGGCGTGGGCCGTAACATCGAGGAACGTGGATTGTCCGACGATGAGATCGACTACATCCTCAACAATGATGTCAACATTGCCACCGACGAACTGGTCAGAACTTTTGATTGGTACGCTGACCTTGATGAAGTGCGTCAGCGCGTCGTGGTAGATATGGTATTTAACCTTGGAATGCCCCGCTTCCAACAATTTAAAAAGATGATCCAAGCTTTGGATGAGGGAGACTACAAAGAAGCATCAATCCAGATGATGGATTCCAGGTGGGCATCTCAGGTAGGGCAGCGTTCAGAGCGTTTACGGGACATGATGGAAAGTGGCGAGGACTCGTCAGACTTTTAGCCAACCTCGCCCCAGTTGTCGCCTAACTCCTGATCTACGCTGCTTGGCACACGAAGATCAACACAAGTCTCCATAATTTCTTTAATTCGTGATGCTTGTTCCTCGGTGCTAATACTAAAACACAACTCGTCGTGTACGGTCAGCAGAGGCACTAAACCCTCTTTGTAGCAGTCAACCATAGCCTTCTTTGTTTGGTCCGCTGCAGAGCCTTGTATGAGTTTGTTAAGGGCCTTATATGTAAACGCTCTGCGTATACCAGGACCATACTCTTTGATAGCCTCTTCGTGTTTTAGTGGTTTGTTATAACCAAAGCTATTTGGCTCCCACATGTCAAACCTACATTTTCTACCAAGTAGCGTTCGTATCTGTCCATGTCTAGCCGCTTTTGAGGCAACCATGTCTGCTAGACCTTTAACAAACGGGACTTTGTCGTGATAAGAGTTTAGTAGAGTCTTTGCTTCCTGTTTGGTTATATCAAGCGTATTTGCTAGTTTGCCCTGGCCCATGCCATACATGATCCCAAGATTGACAGTCTTTGCTTGCTTCCTGGTAATGCTTGCCATGTCAGCCACCATCTGATGAAAGTCCACCTCAGAGTCATGGTAAGCACTGACGATGCTCTCTACAGATGGATTTGGGTTGTGGTCCGAAAGAAGAGAGCAATAGTGAACCAATAACCTTGGCTCTTGGCTTGAGTAATCAAAAGATCCCCACTGGTCTCCCTCTTCTGGGATAAACAAACCACGAATCATCTGTTTAATCTCTGGGTCCCTTGCAGGTATCTGTTGCAGGTTTGGGTTACTTGAACTAAACCGCCCTGTCACAGTGCCGCCGTCATCAGATCGCAACTGATTAAACTCACAATGTATTCTGCTGTTATGCTCGTATCTTAAAATAGAGTCGATAAAGGTGCTGCTGGCTTTGTTTAGCTCTCTGATTTTAAGGATCTTGTGAGCTACCTCGTGTGTACAGGCTTGTAAGAATGCTTTTGTTATTGATGGCTGCCCTGACTTTTCTGTGGTTGTGTACGGTATTTGATAGTAGTCGAGCACAGATGCAACACTTGTCGCTACCCAGGGTTCTACCAAAATACCTGTGTCCTTTTTAACACTAGCAAGCAGTTCTTTCTCTCGCTTTTGTAGTATGCTTTTCGTTTGTTCGGCCCTGTTTAAGTCAACGCGCACTCCCTTTTCTCGCATATCAAGAAGCAGTGGCGTTAGAGAAGTCTCTAACTCAAAAATATGAGTTAGCTCTTTCTTGTTTATCTCTGCCTTCAATATGTTCCACAAAGAAAATGTAAGACTTGCATCCTGCTCTGCGTATGTACCAACATATTTAGCAGGGAGCTTCCATAGCTCTGCCTTTGCGTCGATACCCCAGCTAGAGGCAGCGGCACGTAACATCTTTTCACTTTTTACTGAGCCAACATAGTCGTAGCCAAGTGCATTTAACGAGTATGAAAACCTGTTTTCATCCAACAACGGCGCAGCAATCATGGTATCTACTATTTTCCCAGCCACCGTGATGCCCTCATGCCGCAACCAGCCCAGGTCATAAGTCGCATTGTGAAAGACTTTTGTAATATATGGTGTGTCGAGTTGTTTCTGCAGCCACTTAAAAACTATGTTGGGAGCTAGATTACCGCCGCCTTCGTGTCTAACAGGAAAATACCCTGTGTAATCGCCTGTAGAAACAGCAACACCAATCACATACCCGTCACCACGAACCCATCCAGGCCCTAAAGTTCTTAGGTTCGGGTCTTTTGTTTCTAGGTCTATGGCTATGGTGTCAACATGTGTTAGATCTGGAAAGCTTTGTGGAGCACACCAATCAACCTCTATCTGATCTAACTCTTGTCTTTCAATCCAGTTAATTGTGCTTGTGTCTTTAGTCATCAGTAGAATCCAATAGCTCTTCTATATCTTCAAGAGTTCCAGGCCAAACATATATGGGAGTGTCCTCACCGACATAAGCCCCTTGAATATTAAACTCAAAGTATTCCATCGCCTCTTTTGCGGTCATACCATCACGACCCATTAAAGTCTGAAACATCTTTGATGCGTCATATACGATGATGTAACCTTCTTTACCCCAAAGTTCGGTAAAGCCTATAATCGCGTCGTCAAATCCATCTGCTATCTGTGCCATGTTTGATATCCATCATACGTTTTATAAACCACATCGCTTTCTCAAGATCTTCTTCGCCGTTTTTTTCGGCCCATCTCCATAAATATTTAATAGCTGATCCTGTGCAATACGCTTCTATGCCTTTCAGGTTTTGGACTGCGGCAGTAATCGCCTCAATGCATTCAAGATCATTTCGTTTATAGTGAGACGGGTTAATCTTATCTGTCATAGCTCGTACCTGTACTTTGTTTCACTGTCTACGATATGCAGATTTTGTTTTGTTCGAGTGACTGCTGTGTAAAAAACACGGTGTTCGTCGTCCGGCGATTGTTGCAAGGTTTTGTGTGGCATGTAACCCATGTCCGTCAACAAAACTACATTGTCGTCTTCTCCTCCCTTCATGCGATGTATAGTGCTCAAAGCTATATCAGGAGTCTTTTTTATACCTTTCTTTCTTCGTTTGATAGCAGCAATGTAGTCTCTGTCCTCTCGTGATAAATTAATCACGTCCTCTGCCGGGACTTCTTTCTTAACCATCAATCCGTGATTTTTTCTAAGTTCTTCAAAAGAAACACGTTTACTACTGTCCTCTATCTCTAGTGTTTTTGCAGATCCCCAAGCAACAGAGGCATAGTTCCCTCTTTTTGGACAGTTGATATACAAACTTTTTGCTTGCTCTATGGTTATAGACCCGTTCTTCTGCAACTCTTCCCATACTTCCATGCTGTTAAGTTGCGAGACATCAAAACTTAGATGTCCGTTCTTTAAAAACAAAACACCGTCTCTTCTTAAATTATCTGCAAGTTCGTTAAGTTGCTTGGATGTACGTGACATAACAGTCCACGAACCTTGATCCATGTCTATCTCATCAAAGCTCATGTGATAGTTAATTGATCCTTCGTGCGCAGTAGACCGCCAATCTTTAGGCTGACGAACAGAAATACGTTTAGCTAAGGTAGCAGCTAACCCGTGAACTGCTTGTGGCACTCGATAGGACTGCTCTAAAACCTGGATGTTAGTGCATGCTTTCAACATCTTGGTTACGTCAACTCCGGTGTATCTAAAAATAGCTTGGTCATCGTCACCCGCATACCACACACGTTTAGCTTGTTTCTTCAACACGTCAACCTGCTGCCACTGCAACGGGGTAAGGTCCTGTGCTTCGTCTATAATTAATACGTCGATAGTAGGGCCATTGCCCTGCTTGACCATAAGATCAATCATGTCTGTAAAGTCGTATTTACCTAGCTCTTCCTTGTAAGACGCATATACTTTGTTTAGTTTTTCTAACAAAGGCCACCTTACATTGTGGTCTCCAAAATCGTTGTACTCACGCTCCAAAGGCACACACCGCATTTTGGCTCTGTGTATCAGCGTTAGGTATTTGTTACCTTCTTTGGCAGATAGCTGTAAGATTCCGTCAGCATCGTAGACATCCCTGTTATCAAACGACATCCCCATTTGAGCACCAACCTGTTTAAGATCGTAAACATTGACAATCTCTTCTTTGCGTAACCCCAGAAACCTGAAACCCATTGAATGAAGGGTTCTAAAATAAGGGGTGTCTTTCTCTGTTAAGTTAAAGTTAGCACCGACCCGTTCCCTCGCTTCGTGTATGGCCTTTCTTGAAAAAGAACAAAAAGCAATCCTGTCAGGTGTGGTGCCCCTGTCTAACTCTTGCTGAATAATGTTCATCAAGGTATATGTTTTGCCACACCCAGGTGGTCCAAAAATTAATTGCTCACTCATGGTTTATCTTTTCCATCCATTGTTCTATCTCCTTTGTCTTCCATCGTATGGACCTTCCAATCTTGTACGGTGGGGGCAGCTTTTCATTGCGCACCCACCGGTATACCGTTGACCGGCTCACATTTAATAGGTCACATAGATCAGACACATTTAACAAACCGTGTAGATACACAGTCCTATGTCTGTGCGTAGGTTCCAAGGACTTAAAATGGTGCATGCTGCACATCTCCTTCGGGTAATTTAACTTCTAGTTCTTTGACTTCTCTGATCCACCAAACTCGGGTCCCGGTCCACTTTCCAGCCTCGTTCTTGTATTTGTAGATCGCGTTACAATCTTCGTTGTCGTTCATTTGTTTCAACCGTTCTTGCATCTGAGGTCTGCTAAGTTTTGTAAACCCACGTTGTTTCAAGAACTCCTGCAAACCTTTTATCTTGAAGTATGTTTTACCGTCCTCTGTCCAGGGCTTACCTAGCTCTAGTTCTTCTGGAGACATTGCCCTAATCCTGGACGTGCAATACATTTCAACTAACTCTTTAAACTGACCACCCGTAGTCAGTTCCTCTGCAACTTCTATCGTTGCTGCGTTAACCATCATTTCGTTAACCATAGGTTGCCATTCACTTGCTTTTAGCAAAGGAGGCATATAATTAAGCTGCTCCATACATGCTTCTTGAAACTGTAGAGGGATCTGTAATTGTTTGGTGGTTAGCTCCAGGCGTTTCCCGTCTACGTCAAGAAAGTACAAGCGTGGCTCTGACAGCAGGATGGTAAGTCCACCTATGTTTGGCATGGTGTCATCTCTTTGTCCTACACCATACGGCCTGGTCTTGCATAAAGATTTATTACAGTGAGAGCACATTGGTTCTTCTTTACACTGATACCCATACTCTTTTTTATCTAACTGAGCCTGGGTCTGCACAATCTCAGCTGCCGGTAACGGTGGTGTGCAATGCTTTTGATTAACTTCCTCCAGGTGCTTCTTCCAATCCTCTGGATACTTTTTTCTAAGATACGTGCCAACATTGAACATCACTTTATTGCGCGTTCCTTCTGGAATACCGTTACTTAGAAATAATTGAAGACACGGAGGTGCGTCTGAAAAAAGCTCCCGTTGAGTGCCAAAATCAATCTTCTCTAAATCACCAAGAGAAACTGTTTTCTTGTCAACAAGGTCAAGGAAATACTCTAGGTCTAACGCATCACTGGTTCCGTTGATTGCGTAGCGCGTGGTTTGGTCTGCAGCAAAATACGGAAGATTGATAAAGTTACCAACGTCGCCTCGCTCCACAAGAATCTGGTCTTGCTTTGGAAAAATCTCACAACCCGAGTAACCAATCGCTGCAGCAATCTCGATCAAATATTCACGAACATCTACAGCCAAATACCAATCATCAAGAAACAAAAACAGGTGCGCACCGCCAGACTTTGAGCGACACAGCACCACAGGTATGTTGTGCTCTTGTATCTTGTCTGCCAGCGCACGATGGTCCATTGGGTATGTATCAATGTCGATAGCCCCGAACTTGCATTTGTTGTCGCTGCGGATAGGAATTTGCCCAACACCTGTTTCACCTTTCAGGTGCTGGGCAACAAGGTCTTCCGTGATCGGCTCTCGGACAACGAAACTTTTTGCTTCTGTTTTACCGTTGCGCCGAGTGTTCCCTATCTGCGTCTGCCCATGTGCTACGTCCGAACCAGCGAACGCAGCCATGAATCTTTTTGTAATAGACATAAATTAGAAAGCGTCAACACTGTCTTTGTTTGCATTATCGAGGTCTTCAGCCACCGCTTTTGCCTCTCCAGATTGGATCGACTTTCTGAATGCTATGGCAGCATCTAACGTTTCTTTGTCCTCAACAAAACCGTCATGCTTAACAGCCCAGTTGAACCAGGTGCCCATGTCATTTGATTCCTCTACAGAGGTCAAATGCCATTTAGTCCCGAACAACGGTGGACGAACAAGCTCACCGGTCTTTGGATGTTTCATGTGCAGCATTGTTAGTTGTGTCTTCCAACGCTTAGAAACCTTCAAACCAGAAGACTTCATGTCCACAATGCCAAATCCAGGCACACCAGAGTCATCCATGACCAAACAATAATGTTGGTCTGACTTCACTAGCTCGTTGCCATCAGGCAGGGTTTCTGTTGATCCTGTCCTAACCGCCTTTGCAATGTCTGGGTCATCCTTGGACATTTCACCTAAGAATCCACCGCCACTAGCCCTGGGCACGAACTTGAGATATTTAGTCTCTTGGTAACAGGGTATCACCGTGATACCTGACTCACCGTCCCACTTTTGTCCGGTAACGGTATTGAAGATGTCTCCGTTGGAGGCACCCTCTATATATGCAGGATCACGCTTACTAAGTTGTGGCGACAACGCCTGTAGTAAACGCACAAACGGTATTTGTAACTCGCTTGTGTCGTAATCCAGGCCCTCGCCTTCGTGTGACGAAAATAGATCTAACACATCCGCAGGTAGGTTAGACTCTTTATTAGTTACTGCTTTGCTCATTGTTACTTCCTCTTTATCTCTGCAGTTTTTGCAACATACGCCCCGAACATATCTAGATCAATCGGCAAGCCCTTTTCCACGCGCTCTTTTACAAACGCTTTCAAAGTCATCGCATGAATATGCGTTTTGCTTTCTGGATGGAACCCTTGTTTTTCTAGGTCTAGCATCATGTCCCTTGCTTTTGTGTCCTCGTCTTTACCGAAGGACAGGATTACATCGTTTTTAATGATGTCATCCAAACCGTTGTCACGAAGCCATTGATATGCTTCGTCTCTACGATCTTTGGGGATTGAAGCAGAAACAAACGGTTTAATGGTTACGGACACCTCGTCTACATCTATACGAGTCATCCCCATTTCGCTCATCAGATCAGGAATACCCTCTGTCTGAATCTTGTGCCTCTGCTGTTTAATTGCTTTTACAGCGGCTTCTGCTTGCTCAAGATCTTTGTTCAAGGTCTCAAGCTGTCGAACGAGATGCGATAGACTTTTACTCGAAGTCGAATCGACATCTGTCAGCTGGTCAGCAGCGTCCAGTATTTCTTCAAACAACATAGTTTCGCTCATACAAGTACATCCTCTTCAGGTTAAGTTAGTATTGACTACCGTGACACAGTTTGTTACGTTGTGACACGAAATGCAACATTAACTGAGGAGAATATGCCTGTCAACTATTATTTTAAAACGACCCCATACGACCATCAGCTAAAGGCTTTGGACCAAAGCTTAAACCGAGACAGCTTTGCTTTCTTCATGGAAATGGGAACCGGTAAATCGAAGCTGTTAATCGACACTATTGCCAATCGGGAAGACCTTTCTTTTATGGCTGTGCTGGCACCAAAAGGTGTCTATCAAAACTGGGTGGTCAAAGAAATACCAGAGCATCTGCCAGAGAACAGACCGTATCGTGTAATCCAGTGGAGAGCGCAACCAAACAAAGAGCAGAAGGAAGAGATGAGGTCTGTGGTTGAGCCGTTTGAGGGCCTGACCATTTGGGTGATGAACGTCGAAGCCATGTCTACGTCAAAAGGATCACAAGCTCTGTTGTGGCTGGCAAAACGCTTTGGCGACAAAGGTATGATCGCCCTGGACGAGTCCACCACAATAAAGAATGCAAAAGCAAAACGAACAAAGAACATTGTAAAAGCAGCGCACATGTTTGCCTGTCGTCGCATCCTGACCGGCAGTCCAGTTACACAATCACCTTTGGACCTATTCTCACAGTGTGAGTTTCTTGGCCCTCGGTTCTTGGGCTACGACAGCTACTATGCTTTTCAGATCAGGTACGCAATCTTACAGAGACGCAACGTGGGTAGTCATCAGTTCTCACAGGTTGTCGGCTATCGGCACATGGAAGAGTTGTCTGCAAAGCTGGATCAGTTTAGCTATCGCGTATTAAAGAAAGACTGCCTAGATTTGCCAGAAAAAACATATATTGCTCGACAGGTCACACTAACTGATGAACAACGTAGAGCATACTGGGAAATAAAGAACGAAGCCTTGACTGTGTTGAACAACGAACTTGTGTCAGTCAACAGCATAATGACGCAGATGATTCGACTGCAGCAAGTGTTATCTGGTCACATCAAGACGGACAACGACAATACAGTGTCTCTACCAAACAACAGAATCAAGTCTGTGCTTGAGGTCTTGGACGAGACCAGTGGCGGTGTAATTATCTGGTCTAGATTTAGACACGATATCAAAGAAATACAAAAAGAAATAAGCAAGAAGTTTGGTGAGGAGTCTGTTGTTTCTTACTACGGAGACACAACAGACGATGAACGGAAACAAGCTGTGCAGTTATTTCAAGACCCTGGTTCAAGTGTACGATTTTTTGTTGGCAACCCACAGACAGCAGGATTTGGTCTGACGCTCACCGAAGCCAATACCGTGATCTACTATGCGAACGACTTTAACCTTGGCACCAGGATGCAGTCAGAAGACCGTTGTCACCGTATCGGACAAAAGAACCCCGTAACATACATTGACTTGTTGACCCCAAATACAATCGACGAACGTATTGTTAAAACGTTACTCAAGAAAATAGATATTAGCGCAAAAGTTTTAGGCGAGGAGGCCCGTGAATGGTTACAACTAACCCCAAAGTAGAAAGGTGTTTACAAATTATTAAACAGTACAAGTTTGGTAACAACACACACGACCAGACAGTCCAAGAAATGCATCATCTTTCAGGACTGTCGCCGTTTGTCTGTGATGCTTTCCTTAGTCATATAAAAAAGGATAATATAGTCGAGTTCCCTACCGGCGGCAGAAAGTTAGATGGCTAGACAAAAACGCGACCCTACTGCAATCAGTCCAGGACTTGGTAGTGCTTTCGGTGAGTTCTTTCGAGGGCAAGGCGATGATGACAGCTATGTTGAGCAACTGGGCAGAGGACTAACTAAAGTTCCCGGAAAGGCGCAAGAGTTTCTGTCACAGGATATCGGGGACATTGCTGAAGATGTCTCGGACTTTGGGGTTGCTTTTGGACAAGAGGTTGCCAAACAAGCCAAAGAAAATCCATTAAAGTTTATTGCTGAAACATTTACTCCGTATGGTTACGTTGTCTCCGCAAGAGAAACCAGGGATCTGTTAGAACAAGCAGATGCTCTGCGTGCGCAAGGTCAGGTTGAACAAGCAGAGGGGCTTGAGGCACTGTCTACAGTTGCTCTGTTAGACCTGATTCCTGGCGGCCGGTTGTTCAGGAAAGCAGGAAATCGAATTGAGATTGCAAACGATATTTCTAACCAAGATAGAAATAATTTCCCTATACCAGATCGCGGAGTTAGTTTTAAACCGGCTAAACAGCCATTCATACCAAAAGGCAAAATTGGTATAGACCAGCTTGAAAGCGGAATCATTAATAAACAACCCAAAGAATTAAAAGAAGCGGCTAGAAAGGCCGGTATTGCCTCGATTGTAACGGGTAAAAAGGGACAAAAGCAGATTGACTCTGAGTTGTTTAGAGAAAACATAAAATCATTTGACACTACAGGCGACCTTGTAGTCACGTCAAAGCCAATTAACAGAGGAACCTCAGAACATCCAAATATTGGCGGAGAAGACCCTGAAGGAACAAACCTCAACGGCAATGCCGGTGTTGTGACTTTCTTTAAAAGACGACCTGGTGGTGCTGCAGCCGTAGAAAACTTCGGTCCAAGAAGATCGGTTATACAAAATCTTATTGGACCTAATCTAAGTCAATACATAAATTCAGTCAGGGGAACGACTGCAGAGGCACACGAGTACGACGCAAACTTTGATTCACCTGATGCCTCTATAGATGAACTGGTTGAAACCGAGTTAGAGCGTTTAAAAACAACCAACTTTGGTTTGAGCGAACAGTACGAAAATGTTGTCAGTAAGCTTTTAAACGATGACTTGTTTAAAAAAGAACTTAAAAACGCGATTGGAACAAGAAGGTTTAAAGACTTTAATAAACAAATCGCCTCAATAAGAACAGCTGCAACAACTCCAGGTGTGCTTGTTCCAGCTGGCATTACTGACAATGTTAATAGGCGAATAGTTGAATCGTTTGAAATTACAAATCCAGATCGTGGAGATGCTGAAACATTAGCACGAGGAAACCCATCACCACATGTAAATATAACTTTATTTAGTCGTCTTGGCATGAGTCCTGATGACATGGGCCGTTTAATGGCATATGCGGAACAAGAAGGATTAGATACTGTTTCAAAATCATTAACAGACCAAATGAATTTTGTTCGGGTTGCCCTAGAACAAGTGGAAAGAAATCAAAACTTACCTTTAGATCAACAAGATCCATTTTCCTCGTTAGATGTGTACAACGAACTAAGAGACACTTCTAGAGATTTGATTCCAGAATATACAACAAGTGATCTTGTTGAATTAGTCGATAAGGCCAAAGAAAAATTTAAAAAGCAAAAATTAGAGGTAAAAGACATTTTTCTCCCCTTTGCGAGATACGCCAATAATTTTGTGTTTGACAAAAATCTTACGTCTTCACTACGTCAAGAAACTACTTCTCCTGTAACTCCGATCCGGGCTTTGTTGGGGTCTGATGATTTATTTGAAGGACGAGGCGGAGGGTTTAGCTTTGGCAGAATAGGTAAAATGGAGCTACGCGACGATTACAGACCTGGAGTAATCAGTGCGGGTTCTAATCAAAGGCTTTTTTACAACGAAAACTTTGATGACGACATAAATCTTGCAGTTGATGATTCGGTTGATGACATCAAGGGACTAGAAGATACTGACAGGCACAGTGGAGAGTTTCTTAGACCACTGGATCCTTATGTTGCAAAACACCAGGGCGGATTTAGTCGAGTTACCGATAATTTTGTGCTGACAAATACTGGTGGCAGGTTCTTTACTGAAGATGATATTGGTAAAGATCTAGAGTTTGAACAAAGCTTACTGCCAAGAGACTATATAGTAAATTCAAGTGGTCGTATTGATACAACTTACACAGGAGACGTTGGACCGGCAGGGAGCGTCTTAAAAGCCCGACATAGTTTAGAATATCAACCCGACCCACGCGGACAAGCAAATTATGGTAGTCAACTTGAGAAGGACCAAGCTGAAGCATTAAAAACAGCGGGTACACCTGTACGTTTTCCAGCTACAACCCTTAATCAAAAAGTAGAAAATTTAAAAGCGTTAGAAACAATTGCTGAAAACAAAGACGTGTTGATAAACAACCAGAATCCTACGATTAAAAATATGAAAAATAGACTGCATGTCGAAATCTTACCCAAACCTTATCGAGCCGTGACATTTGGCAAAAGAGGGACAAAAGAAAAAGCAACCAACATATCCACGTTTCAAGACGTAAATCCACCTGTTAATGTTGGACTAGATCGTAGCCTAAGACCTAATCAATTAGTCACACGAAGATCAGACGTAGAAAATCTTGGAGGGGAACTGTTTGATGGTCCTACTGATCTTTACAAAGAGATATCAGGAGGCAACATCAACAGCCAATACACAAGAGATATTAAAACTCTTTCTAAAGGCTTGGCTAAGTTTACAAAAGAGTTAAAGAAACCTGTGGAAGAGTTAACTGAAGCAGAAGTTAATAACCTACATAAACAGTATTTTGATGATCTCGAGCTTTTTAATGCGTTTGAACGTGCAAATAAGCATGTTGCCAATACAGTTTTATTACTACCGCAAAGACAGGCCGATGGGTCACCAAGTTTGTCGGCTGTAGAAATGAAAAAATTGCTTAACGAATCTGCGGTCAAGTATTTTATGGACGAACGTATTCTGCAAAGAGGACCTAACCAAGTACAAAGAGATCTTTTAGGTGATACCACCCCCGAGATTATTCAACGAGCCGAAGCTGAAGATCTTTTGCTTAGTAAAAATGCTAGCCAAGCTGATAATTTAGAAGAAGGTTTAAAGCTTGGTGTGGAACAGCGGCAAACAAGAGACGAAACAGTTCAAGAGTTTGCAAGACTAAGAGAACCAACCTCGACTACTGCACCCAAACTTTTTGGTTACCTAGATGTTGATCTTGACGAAAGATTAATGCCTGATACCCGAAGGCCCTTAATTTTTAAACGCTACAGTCAATATCTTGGTCTCGATTCGGGTGTTAACGAAATTTTCCCAGGATACTTGTATGAAGCAAATGTTACGCAACAAAAACAAATTAAAGGTGCGGTGCTTGATGCAATTAGGAACACAGATTCACAAGCAATTAGTTCTCCCGGAGTTGTTAGAATACAGTTACCCGACTTTAACCCAAACTTACCTGCCGATGAGGTTCTTAATCCACAATACAAATACATGTCGTCTGAAGGCCAATTTAATGATCCACGTTTAAGTGCTAAGGCATCGGGTACAACAGAGCAATTTAAACCACAGGTTTATAAAGACATGCATCGTAATCATGTTTCAGTTGTAAAAGACCTAAACGCTGACTTACCCTGGGCGGAAAAAGGTGAAGTGCCAGAGGGTAAACCACGTTTTTACGCTGACATATTACCAACCGGTAATATTCCAGACCGTGTTTTGGCGACACCAGACAAAAACGAAACAATTATGTTAAGGATTAGACCAGTGATTCGTTGGGATAAAGAGGCTGGCGACTACTTTAAAACGGAGCCGTTACCTTTTAGAGATGGTGGCTTGGTCAGCTTGCCCAAGATGGCTCCTGGTCTGGAGCCTTTGCTCAGAAAGTATCGCAGAGAAGGCACTCTCTCACACTTTATTTAAATCAAATGTGCTCGTGCCATTCGTATTGGCACCGTAGAATTGCGCAGCTTCAGCAATAAACGGTAGATCTATCAAGCAGCGAGTGCGGTTCGCTGAGTCCATGGCTGAGAAAGCTTTATGACATGCAGCCAGGGCATCTCTTAACGTATCATGTCTGGTGTCAGTGATACCGATCTCAAATAACTTTTGAGATAACTCGTTGCCAGCAAAAACATTTGTTAGCGGTCTTGCTCCATTCATTATTTGTTTTCCTTCATTTTGTTACGTTCGTGTTCCCTGGCACGCTGCCCAACTAATTTTGCAAAGTTCGTTAGCTCGGTTTCGTTGGCTATATACCCACGTCCACCAATACTGCACATGCCCTCGATATATTTGATACCAGCTTGCAAAGCCAGTTCTTTGATTAAATTTGACATGACCGATTCCAAAGATTTAGCCCTAACATTTACAGGACCAGGCTTTTGACTGAACAGTAACTAGGAAAATCCGCCCAAGGATAATTACTGCCAGCATCTCTGGCTTTCAACAGGAGGTCAACCCTGTGGAGATACTCTTAGCAGCTTACTGCACCTCTGATAACATGGTCATCATCGCAAACACTCAGTAAGCTACTAATAGGAGTGGTCCCAACCTTGATAAACTTATGACATTTGCTTCTCTACGTCTCTTACCGAGGCATACTGTTCTGGAAACAAATCAAAGTGATATTGTTTAATAACTTCTGCAGCTTGTCTAGTGATTGACCGGTTCTGCTTCTGTGCGCACTCCTTAAGCAATGCGTATTCGCCCAGGGGCACTGCAACGTTTCGATATCTGCCTTCACGCGCCATATTATTCGTCTGCCTTATGAAAAGTTGTTGGTTCTGTGGGCATTATACCCTCAAACTCATCATAAATATACAGATATTGAACACCGTGCTTCTCACCAAACTGTTCTCTGGTTAAATTTTCACAATCGTCTTGCAGTTGTTCTTGCAAGTTCGTGTATATCTTCTTGACTTGACCCATGCTTACTCCTCGTCTATTGGTTCGTCTACGTCGTCTTGTGTGTAACCAGAAAACATTTCTGGCTTGTACTTCTTTTTTAACTCTTTCAACGTCCACTCGTAGCAGTGATCACAAACATAACCAACCGGAAACGGAATGCCTTGCGCATCTTCCATCACATAAAGGTCGTCGAGATAGTGACCGTTGGCACACGGGGACTCTTTGAAATTAATCATGGCGTAATGTACGCATGAGGTGGTGGCTCATCCCGGGGAATACCTCCACACTCGTACTCTGGTGCATATTTGGACCCCTCGAACAATTCATCAAAGTTCCAATCACCAAAGTCTTGACCAAACTTGAACGCACTGTTCAACAACTCAACAAGTTGCCGTTTGTGTGTGATGTCATACTCGGTGATACTCATTTCGTCATGCGGACCTTTGACCTTGACCAAATATTTTCTCAAAGATGACTTGTTGCCAAAAAACAACACTTCATGCGTGTCGTAATTCAACACTCTAAAAACTGTATTCATTCAATGTTACCCTCCTTTAATTCATAAAACTGAAATACAGAAATGTCCCCCGTATCAACACACTTGGCAAGATATTGCTTAAACGTATCAATGCACTCTTCAATTGACTCATGCTCAACTTCATTATGAAAATGGATTTCAAACTTTTTCATTCAATGTAGCTCCTGCGCAACGTAGTGCGGTTCAGTTGATTTAAGAGGCTGTGCGATGGTTGCTGTGTAGGTGTCTTCTTGCTCAAGAAGTTCACCGTAGTTTTTTTCCGCCTCTGCATACGTGTCGCACGTTAGATAATGATCTGTAAAATCCTCAACATCTATCTTCTTTGTCCATACGACTAAAAACATCAATGCACACTCCCTCTGTCCTGCTCCACATCCTCTTCTGGATCGTCATCCCAGCTACAGAACTGATGATTAATGTTATTCAGATTGAGAAAGCCCATGACTTGATACAGTTTTTCTCTGTCACCAAAGGTGTCACTGTCTACATGAACCATGACTTCGGTCGCAACCTGTGCGTCTTTCTTAAACTCTTCGATGGATGGCACACACAATAACCTGACAATAATTTCACCGTCATCATTAAGCCAACAAAACATGACCTTAATCGGGTTCGACTGTACTACTTCGTCAGTCCATAAATCATGCTCCCCCAGGATGGCTGATAGCGCACCCATAGTGCGCATCATGTCTGCAATCGACTTGTTAGCGTCGTTTTGCATTTGTTTTTTAACCTCGTCTTTGAGGGTTAGTTTTTTCGGTTTCACTAATCCATTCTCCTTTCCATATCAATGCCGAGGTTCTCTGTGTAGAGAACCTCGTAACCTTTACCTTCGCACTTTGCGCACCGCTCGATGATTAACTCATCAACCGAATCCATGCCATGACCACCACAGTTGTCGCACTCCGCCTCGACATATATCGTGTCTTGGCGAAGCACAATCCGAAGTTGCTCAAACTGCAATATTGTTTTCATCATGCACCCTCTGGTGGCTGAAAGTACTCTTGTGGGTTCGTTGGCTCCTGAGCATTGTAATATTCAAACGCACGCCCTTGCACATCTTTAAAGATGTCTGAATCAACCCCAGGACACAAAAACTCATGGCATCTAGCCCTGCCCGTCTTTGGATCAAAATCACTGAGTTTGTTTAAGGACTCCACTTCAACACTTTCCAAGTGCCAGTAGTCCGGCTCGTGCGGATAGTTGCTTTCGTAGAACCATTCACACCGGACTTCAAACCAGTTGTCCTCGCCCCCCGCATCTGGGTCACCGTAGTATTCCTCGTTAGAAGTGTAGTAACCTTCCTTGATCAAAGCCTTGCCTCCAAGTTTCTGATCTCGTCGTCGATATACATACGAACGAACTTAAGACCTAACAGCGTTGTTTGTCTACTGAACTCCTGTGCGAACTGTTTAGACACTTCTTGCGCAGCGTGTCTTTCAGCAATTTTCGTGGCGTGATACGCCACCTCTTCTTTTGCCTTGGCTGTCAATGCTCGTTTCTCTTCTACAGAGTGCGGATCTTTTGCAGCCTGTTGTATCGCTTCAGCAACACGCTCGCTTGCGGTCTGCTTCTGCCATGCCTTGCGGACTATGTGTGCGTATGAACTGACACAACCTGTTGCGTCCACAATCTCCTTTAAAGTTGCGTTTGGGTTTTTGTTTAAGAAAGAGATGATCTTCTGCTTTCTCTTGCCAAATCCGATTCTTTTAGCCATTTTGCGCTCCTTTGTTGAATCATTTGTTTTCGATCTAGTTAGACCGACAATGCGCTCCGCAGAACGCATTGGCAGGTAACTTTCCTTAATTAAACTGACCAAGACAAAAGACCAAATCACCGTTTGGCAAAGTGCCTCTAATTAATTTATACGAAGGCCTCCTGCTCCCCTCTTCTCTTGGGCAATATTCCTCAAGAAGGCGATAGGCCATTTCTCTTGCTTGCTTATTAAAGTCCATTTCGTAATCCATACCCTCTACGATGGCATCCCACCCCTCTGCAAAAACCTTGATCCTTGAACCTCGGTGCGTGGTCGGGGCTAAATACTTTGCTACTATTGCTTTCATTCTTAATCCTCCCAGCTAAGAAGCTCACTAAGAATCGTTGGTGCATCTTTGCTAGCCTCTTGAATTTCCTCGTGAGTTTTACCAACCATCCATTCGGGTTGGTTTCGATTTGGTCTGAGCCGTATCCAATTATCGGGGCACACATACGTATGGTACCTACGAACAAAGACCTGCTTTCGGCTGCCCTTGTAAAGATCGAATGTCTGTTCTTTAAATACAGAATTTTCCTTTGTGTGGAAAAACAAAGTGTTTGTCCATTCGGTGTCGTACAAAACTCTTTGTATTGTTGATGCCGGTCTGCCAATTCTTCCCGAGTAAAGAACGTACCTAGTCGGCTCTCGGTAAATGTGTTCTTGCTTCTTGGCCATGTGTTGTTCTTCATTCCACATTGTAAATATCTCCTAGTTTTTACGTCTGTCCATTGTAAACAACTTTTAAACAAAGTCAAGTTTACATATAACACTAATTTTTTTAAAAAAAGTTTTTTGTTTTTTTCTGACAATTTAACGTTACAAACGTTACAACGTTACAAACGCTCTGTGAGTCAATAAATACAGGCATCTTTTTGGAACACCCTGGTTACGTTTGTTACACCTTTTACCGGGCATACTGACTCGTTTTTGATTTTGATTGTTAATTAAGTTAATTTTCGTTACATAACTGTTATAGGGATTTCTGTTAATGGTCGATAGAGTTGTCAAAAAAATCGAAGAAGAGACAGACCGTAATTTGACAAACAGGCAAAAAACATTTGCTCGGTTGGTCGTGGATGGTGTGTATACAAATACTGAATGTGCAAGACGTGCCGGTTTCTCAGCACAGACCGCAAGGATCAAAGCGTCTTGTCTTTTGAACGGTCGAGACTTTCCACATGTTGTCGAGTACATCAAAGAACTACGCCATGAACGTGAACAAAAATATGGAGTTACGTTAATCGGGCAACTGCAACGGCTGTCTGAATTATCCAAATCTGCTGAAGAGGCGGAGCAGTTTTCGGCAGCAATCAACGCAGAAAAAATTAGGTCTGCCCTTGGTGGGTTGACTATTGACAGGCGCGAAAACATCAACCGACTAGATGACATGAGCAGGGCCGACATTCTGGCTAGATTGGCTGATCTTCAGAAGAAGTATCCGCACGCATTTATTGAGGGAGAGTTCAAAGATGTCACGGGGGCCGGAGGCGAATTTCTGGAGTGCGATCAAAACCAAACTTCCGACAAACTGTAAACACTGGCGAGTTGAAAACCGCAACGGTAATGGGTTTCCAGATGTGTACGCTGTCTTAGATGGTTTCTGTTTTTGGTTAGAACTAAAAGTAACAAAGGCTAACAAGGTTTCTCTGTCCCCTTTGCAAATCTCTTGGCATACCTCGCATGCGCTTGCCGGTGGTGTTTCTTTCATCTTGGCCAAGCACCTCGGGTCGGGTGATGTATTTTTGTTCGAGGGCCAAGATGCGGTAGCCGTGGCACGAAACGGCTTGAAGCATGAACCTTTGTACCGTGGCACGGTGTCCGGTGCGCTCCAGACGATTGCGCACTGCGCAGCAGTGC